AACAACGCAGAGTATTTTACTAATACTGCTTCAACTTATGTGAACGAAAGTAGCAGAGATTACTTTCGCTTTATAAATCAATCACGCCTATCTAACCTATTTGATTTAACATACGGATTAGACTACAACAAAGAACAATACAACACAGTAACAGAAGAAAACTTTGCTGGCTTTGTGAGTGTTAACGCTGAAGTGTTAGGCAACAAATACAACATAGGTGTTAGACAAGGCAACGACAATCAAAATGCTTACCGTTTTGGTTTTGAAAGTGGATTGTTTTATGCCAGTGTTGGCACCAGTTTTAGAAAGCCTAACTTGTATGAGAGATATGGTGACGGTTGGGTAACAGCAAATCCTGATCTAACTCCTGAGAAAGGCAAAGGTTATGAATTTGGGTATGGTGTACTTGGTTTCTTTAAATATGTTTTCGATGAGTCAATTGATTATAATTACACAGACAATGTGTACTACAACGCCGGCGGATATACCACACAAGGTACAAAGTATGCTCAAAGTTTTGGTCCTATTGATATACAATTAAGATACAACGACACAGAGCAACCTAGAGTAGCCAAGTATATGGGTATGATACAATACACCACTGAATTTGCTAACACAGAATTCAGAGCAAAGTACACAATAAATCAAGACAGAATTCCAGGTCCATTTGACGGGGCTGAGTTAGAAGATTTAGAGAAACTAAATTTTTACTTTACTAAAAGATGGCCTAACTACACACTTAGTTTCAAAGTAGAGAATGTGTTAAACCAAGAAGTAGAAATATTACCTTTTTATAATAATGAAGGTAGAGAGTTTTACTTGACTTTTCAGTATGTATGGTAGTATAATAACTTATGCCTAAAACAACGTTAGAAATCAGAGACGAAGTAAATGTAAAGTTTTTAGATTTAGATGTAAAAACTAGAAGAAGAATCTCAGATGAAGCAAAATATTTTCTACCATACGCATATCATATGCCTGCTTACAAATTGGGTAGATGGGATGGTTGTGTAAGATTTTGCGATATAGGTGGTAGAACGTATCTTAATTTATTAGATAAATTACTGCCCATAGTTCAAGAAGCCGGCTACAGCATTGATATTAAAGATATGAGGCAGAGTTGGCAATTTGAATTTTCTAAAGTTGAGCAAACTGATTACGAAGACATTGCTTGGCCTAAGGGGCACCCTGCAGAAGGAGAACCCGTACTACTAAGAGATTATCAAGTTGATGTAATTAATAAATTTTTAGAAAACACACAATGCCTACAAGAAGTTGCAACAGGAGCAGGAAAGACTCTTGTTACTGCTGTACTGAGTCATAAAGCACAACAATATGGTAGAACTATTGTTATTGTACCTAATAAAGATTTAGTAGTACAAACAGAAAAAGATTATAAAAATTTAGGTCTCGATGTAGGTGTTTTATATGGAGATAGAAAAGAGTACGATAAGACACATACTATTTGTACATGGCAAAGTTTAGCAGTGTTAGAAAAGAAAACAAAGGCTAACGAAGCATCAATAGATTTGGATGTATTTTTAGACAATGTAGTTTGTATAATGGTCGATGAAGTACACAAAGCAAAAGCAGATGTGCTACGAAACCTGTTAAGTGGACCATTTGCTAATGTTCCTATTCGTTGGGGGCTAACTGGAACAGTACCTAAAGACGAACACGAAGCCGTTGCATGTACTTGCTGTTTAGGACCAGTAGTGGGCAATCTCAGCAGTAAAGAATTACAAGATATGGGAGTACTGGCTGACTTAGATATAAGTGTATTACAGTTACAAGATGGTGCTTTAGGATTTAGCAGTTACGCACAAGAATTAAAATGGCTAGTTACAGATTCTAAAAGAATAGATCATATTAGCGAAATTATAAATGGTCTTTCCACAACAGGAAACACACTAGTATTAATCGATAGGATTGCTACCGGTGAAATGTTGGCAGAAAGGAACGACGACTGGGTTTTTGTAAGCGGTTCTATGAAAACAAAAGACAGGCAAAAAGAATACGAAGAAGTTAGTGAAATGGATAATAAAGTCATTGTTGCAACATACGGTGTTGCGGCAGTCGGTATCAATATACCAAGAATATTTAATTTGGTGCTATTGGAACCCGGTAAAAGTTTTGTTCGTGTAATACAGAGTATCGGTAGAGGTATTCGTAAAGCACAGGACAAAGATTATGTTAATGTTGTTGATATAACAAGCAATTTGAAGTACAGCAAACGACACTTGACTAAAAGAAAGGCTTTTTACAAGGAGCAGAATTTTAGATTTCAAGTAACCAAAGTGGAGTATAAATGAAAATTTTAACCTTAGAGAATACAGCATATGATTTAGATCGTGTGCCAGACGAAGTAGAAGAATTAAGATATTGCGTTTTTGACGCAGGAGATGCAGAGTTTCAAGACTATTATTGGTTACCTTTAATCTTTTTAGAAAGTTTTCATGCTCCAGCAATCTGTTTAAGTATCGGCGAGTATAATTTACAAATGCCAATGGACTGGAGCATTGTTACCAGTGACGATGATTTTGGAGGCATTGAAGTAATACCTTTAGCAAGTTTAAACAATAGAGGCTTTGTAACACCAATTTTTAATCCAATGAAAAGTTGGATGCCAAAAGCAGAAGAAATACAAATTACAAATGTGTACCAAGATGTAAAATGGTTCTTTCCTAAATTAAAAAACGGGCACCTTTTAGTTGTTCCCTTGGAAGACAAGCCAGAACCTAAATGTGCATTATTTGTAAAGGAAGCAAACAAAGTTAAGGACATGGATATAGCAGATATGCTATAACATTTTATAAGGAGAAAAAAATGGCAAAAAAATATAGATATAGAATTGAAGCAGGCAATTACGGTGGTGAATTAACTATCGGTGAAGTACCTGCAGAATTTGTAGAGTATTGGAAACATGAGGAACAAGAAGACCTCATTGATGCAGTAACATCATTTGATGAATGGGATGAATCTGATAGTCCAGATGATGCATTAGAAGATCCTGATGCACCACCAATGTTAGACAATTACTGGCACGACATTAATGATCTCGAACACCAAAACGGTTGTTATTCGGATGGCACATGGACTATTACACCTGTACCAGCAGACGGTTCAGATGATTGGGCATATGAAGATTCATTTGAAGTTGAACCTACTCACATGTACAGCAGAGAATGTTACAGTTCAGATGAGATTGATGAAGAATACGCAGATCAAACCGTGCCTGTGTTAGCATTTCACAGTTCAGAGAAAGGTACATTTGCATGTTGGTTCTTAGACACTGACGAAGAGTTCGACGCAGAGAAATTGAGATTTGGCAGTTGCGAAAGTGACCTTGCTGATCTTGTTGAAACTGTTTACTATGGCAAAGAAGAACTTGAAGCAAACTATGATTACAATGACACAACTGGTAAGGCATACTATGCTCATGTTGGTTATGTCAATAGAAAATGGCACGACCCATTAAGTTATTACACTCCAGAACAACTGGAAGAGGACGGTTATTTCGATTAAATAGTAGCACAACACAAACTACACAGGAATGACATGAAAAGAATATTGTTATGTGGCTTGCCAGGCGCAGGCAAAACAACGTTAGCAAAACGCCTAGTAGAAGTATTAGGAAATGCCGATTGGTACAATGCAGATGAAATAAGAGAAAAGTTTAAAGATTGGGACTTTTCGCCAGTAGGCAGAGCAAGACAAATGAAGCGTATGCAAGATTATGTACGCAAAAGTGTTGCTAAGGGTAGATATGGATTGGCTGATTTTGTATGCCCTACAAATCAGTTGAGAAATGATTTTATGCCGGAATACGTTATCTGGATGAACACTATTAAAGAAGGACGGTTTGAAGACACAAACAAAGTGTTTGAAAAACCAGATGATAGTGTAAATGTTGATATTGAAATAACAGCAGACGATTGGTGGACTGAAGAATCAATTGAGAAATGGGCAAGATTAATTGCCGTCGATATCAAAGACAGTGAGTTCCAACCAAAACAACCAACCACACAAATGCTGGGAAGATTTCAGCCCTTTCATCCAGGCCACAAAGCACTATTCGAAAGAGCATTAGCAAAGCATGGACAAGTAGCATTACTTGTCAGAGACATGCCAAGAAGCGAAAGTAATCCATGGACGGTAGAAGAAATTTGTGAAAATTTAGAAATAGAATTAGCAGAATATGCAGGCAAATTTAGATGCTATCCTATGCCAAATATTATGAATATTACATACGGTAGAGATGTTGGTTACAAAATTGAGCAGGAGACATTTGATGATGCTACGCACAATATAAGTGCAACAAAAATTAGAGAGCAAATGAGAAAGGATGGAAAACTTTAAAAACTTTCTCACACATTTGTTAGGGAAAACAGACAAGCATGGTAATCCATATACAAAAATAGACGGAAAAAAATATTTAATAAACCCAACAAAAAATATTACAGTGTACGGAACACATGGACATCCAGCATATATAAGGTACCCACATTTGAAACCGCAACCAACAGATGCACAATATACAGAATGGAAAGAATGGTTTGCTTGGAAACCTGTAAAAACTATGACCGGTGAAAAGGTTTGGTTTAAAACTATCTATAGAAGACGTAGAACCGTACCCTGGAGTCCACCTAATTTTCCAGTAGATGCTTTAAATCAAATACAATATGCGGAATGGGAAACAATATTAAATTTAAAAATGAGGAATTAAAATGTATCAATTTACAAGTGAAAGTGTTAGCAAAGGTCATCCAGACAAAGTAGCAGACTTAATTTCTGATGCTGTAGCAACATATCTTATAGATAAAAATATTAACCACAGAGCGGCTGTCGAAACTCTAGTAACAACTAATATGGTCATGCTTGCAGGTGAATATAAGAGTGACAAGTTTGATCGAGTTGCTATTAATAGAATTGTTAGAAAAGTTGTAAAAGACATTGGCTATGAGCAAGAAGGATTTCATTGGGAGGCTTTAAATATTTATAACGAGTTGCACGGGCAATCACCTGACATTGCACTTGGCACTGATAACTTAGGTGCAGGTGATCAAGGTATTATGTTTGGATATGCTTGTAACGAAACCCCTTCTTTTATGCCAAGTGCAATTTATTATAGTCATGAAATTTTAAGATCCTTAGACGAAGCAAGAAACGAAATTAACTGGTTAGGCCCAGACAGTAAATCGCAGGTCACTATGACTTACGAAAATGTAGGGGTTCCATTATCTATACCAAAAGTTGTTTGCAGTACACAGCACAGTGAAGATGTATCAATTGAAAAAATCAGAGAAACAGTTAGACAAGTTATTAATGATACTGTGCCTGGAAATTTTAACAACACAGAGTTTTTAATTAACCCTACAGGCAGATTTGTAATTGGAGGACCAGATGGAGATACTGGACTTACTGGACGTAAAATTATTGTTGATACTTATGGCGGGTATGCTCCACATGGTGGGGGTGCATTTAGCGGTAAAGACTGTACTAAAGTGGACAGATCAGCCGCATATATGGCTCGCTATTTGGCAAAGAACATTGTAGGAAATGGCAAAGCAAATAATGCTACAGTTCAATTAAGTTATGCTATTGGTGTTAAACAACCGACAAGTGTATATGTATATGCAGATGGCAAAGTAAGAAAAGACATTTCCGATTGGTTTAAAGAAAACATAGACCTTACCCCAAAAGGTATAATTCAAAAATTTAATTTGTTTGATTTAGATTTAACACAAACTACAAATTACGGCCATTTTGGCAAAAGCGAATTACCATGGGAAAAAATAGAGAGCTGGAATGAATTTTAAAAATAATATCAGAACAATACCAAATTTTCCTATACCTGGAATACAATATAGAGATATAACCAGTCTGCTAGAAGATCCTTCTTCTTTTAAAAGCGTAATGCTGTCTCTGTGTTTTGAAGCACACAAATTTAATCCTGATGTAATTGTTGGTATTGAAAGTAGAGGTTTTATTTTTGGTACACCATTAGCAGAAAAATTTTATTTGCCATTTGTGCCTGCAAGAAAACCAGGAAAGTTACCCAATGAAACAGTCAGCAAAAGTTTTGATTTAGAATATGGGTCAACAGAATTACACATACAAAAAATATCGCCCATACAAGGCAATATTACCATTGTAGATGATCTTATTGCTACCGGTGGCACAGCACTAGCATGTGCAGATCTAATTCACGAACACTGGAACATCTCCAAAGAAAATATTCAAATTCTGGCAGTAATAGACTTGCCCGATTTAGGAGGAAGTGCTATAATAAAGGATAACGGATATAACGTTAAAACTTTAATTGAATTTGAGGGTGAATAATGGCTAAACAGCCACAGATACCACTAAAAGATGTAATGGCGGCTATTGACAAAAAAGATAGATCGTTTTACAGTCGCCTTAATGATGAACAGAAAAAAGCATTTAGTGCATGGATGATGATGCGTTATTGTAGCAGTGTACAAGGTAGAGATGCCGCAAATTATATCTACATGACTAATGAGCTCGTTAATCATCAATTTATGGAAGTTAGCAAGCACCCAGAATTACAATGGCTTTTACTCAGTGCATGTGGTGTAGGAAAAGTACAATTTCATCCTTATTTAAAACCGCCAAATTCAAAAAAGAAAAAGAATAAAGTTTTCGAATTCATATATAGTATTTTCCCGCATATGAAAAACGAAGATATAAACGAACTTATTAACATAAACACTACCGAAGAATTAAAAGAATTAGCAGAAGCACACGGATATGACGACAAATCAATCAAAGATATCTTTGGAAAATAATACTTGCAAATGGTGCGAAAAAACTTTTGCAAGTGAGCGTACCCTTGCGGCTCATATGTGTGTTAAAAAACGTAGATGGGCTGATAAAGATCTAACTCATATAAGATTAGGTTTTAGAGTATTCCAGATGTTTTACGAGTTGAACACAACTGCAAGCAAGACAAAGACCATTGAGGATTTTATCAGAAGTCAGTATTATGAAGGATTTACTAAATTTGGTAGAAGTTGTTTAGTAAATGAATATTTAAAACCAGAGCAATTTGCAGAATGGTTAATAAAGAACGGTAAAAAATTAGCAGACTGGAGCAAAGATAAACTATACGACGAGTATCTTTTAGAATATGTAAAAAAAGAACCTGGTATGAAAGCATTAGAGCGTAGCATAATTTATTTGAATACGTGGTCAGAAGAAACTGATAATAATTGGAATGAATACTTTACTAAAGTAACAGCACCAAGAGCAGTCCATGATTTAAGAAGTGCCAAAATAAGTCCTTGGTTATTATATCTAAGCGAAACGGGGGATCAATTATTAGAAAAATTTAGTGATGAACAAGTAAAAATGATTCAACAAATTATTGATGCAACATTTTGGATGAAGGTGTTTGCACAAAATAAAGAAGAAGTAAAAGAAATAAAAAACACATGCAAGGTAGCAAATTTATGAACGTAAAAATAATTAGTCACAGTCAAGCACCGTTTAACGACAGTATGCATAAAGCATCAGCATTAGACTTAGTAGCATATTGTGCTAGAGTAAGCAACCCGGACAATCAAAACAACACGGAAACAAGTGAGAAACTAGTAAAGTATTTGATGAAGCACAAACATTGGAGCCCACTTGAAATGGTGAGTGCATGTTTGGAGATTGAAACAACCAGAGACATTGCTAGACAGATTCTAAGACACAGAAGTTTTAGTTTCCAAGAGTTCAGTCAACGTTATGCAGATCCTACAAAAGATTTGGATTTTGAATTGCGTGATGCTAGATTACAAGATCCTAAGAATCGTCAAAACAGTATCGCACTTGATATGACTGATGAATACGAAGGTGGCTTACAAGATCGTTGGTTCCAAATGCAACAACGTGTTATAGACGAAGCCAAGATTGCTTACAAGTGGGCTATCGATAATGGCATTGCTAAAGAGCAGGCCAGAGCAGTATTACCTGAAGGAAACACTATAAGCCGCTTGTATGTGAATGGTACGTTGCGTAGTTGGATACACTATATTGAATTACGTGGTGCTAATGGTACACAAAAAGAGCATATTGATATTGCTCATGCAGTAGCAAATGTTATAGCAAACATATTTCCACTTGCAGAGGAATTTAAAGGTAAAGAAATATGAAAAAACGTGAAGAAATGTTAGTTATTACTATGGAAGAATGTGGCGAGCTAATTCAAGCATGCAGTAAAATGATTCGTAGTAAAGGCAAAACAAAGTATTTGCGTAATTTACAAGATGAAATTGGTGACGTTATGACCATGATTGAGATAATGAAAATGAGTGGTCTCGTCACCAATGAACAAATCACAGATAGAATGAAAGAGAAAAAAGAAAAATTAATGAAATGGAGCATGTTGTTTAGCGATGAAGATTGACTTTGATGTAGACATTGATATGGCTAACCGAGATGACTTTCTCAAGTTAGTTAATGTCACACCTGCAAGTATTGAAAAAGATGGTAAATTTACCAAACACAATACTGGTGTTTATTTTCAAAACATTCCAAAGTTTCCACTTGAAGGCTACAGCACAATAGATCACAAACAAGCAGAAAATGAAGGCTGGTTCAAAGTAGATGTACTGAATAACAGTGTGTATGCTGATATCAAAGATGAAACTCATTTAAATAAATTGCTAGAAACAGAACCAATGTGGGAATTGCTTGAACACAAAGAAGTAGTAGAGCAATTATTTCATATAAACAATCATTTTGATATTGTACATAAACATAAACCTAAAACAGTTGAACAATTAGCAATGATACTTGCAATGATAAGACCAGGTAAAAGACATTTGGTTGGAAAGGATTGGAAGGATATTGAAAAAGATGTTTGGGTAAAAACCGATGAGTACTTTTTTAAGAAGAGTCATGCTATTGCTTATGCATTAACTATTGTGGTACAACTTAATCTAATTGTAGAAAAAACTGGTTAGTCAATTTTTTTAACTAACTGTATGCCTTTACGTTTGATTCTTTTTTTGAGTAAATTTTGTAAAGTAGTCATTGGACCGAATAAATGTTCGACATCTTTAAAAATAAATGTTCTTAAAAACGGTGCATACATTTTCATTTCATGATGTAAAAACACATCTATTGGTATTTGTCTGTTTGATTCCCACCACCAAGTTTCACCTAATTTAACAAATTCTTTTCTAAGTTCGGTTGTTGGTATTTTTTCTAAATCATAAAAAGTTATGATTTGGTTATCGTAGTTTACAACTATACCAATATACTCATTTTCTGAATAGGTGAGCCCTGTTAAAAATGGAAATTTATCTTTATAGTCCTCGAGCATAAAGTTATTTACCACATAGACAGATAAATACATGTACAGAAAGAGTTAAATATATGAGTAATGGCGATCACAGATTATACTTATACGAAAATCAAGTGGAACTTGTGGTTACCACTGACGCAATCTATGTGGATAACAGACCTATGAACAATAAAAAATTAGTAGCCCATAAAGGACTTAACAACGAAATAATATTTAATATTAGAAATAGAGATAGAAAATTGCAAAATGTTTTTAGTGATTCTCTGGTAGCATATCTTGTAAATCCTTATACAAGAAAACGTTTGCTTACAAAACGATTAGAAAATACGTCTGAAGTAGGCATAGTTAAATTAACTTTAGCAAAGGGCGATTTACAAAATATTAGTTCAGGGTTACACAAAGTTTATATTACTAGAACAACCCAAGAAAATGAAGATTTACCTTTATTTTCTAGTCAAAATAATGATGTAAACTTTGATATAGAAATTACGGACGAAGCATTTGTAGAGCCGGTTCCAACACAAGAAACAACTGTGATAACACAGATGGCTAACACTGCCTTAGGTGCAAGTGCAAATATTTTTGTTAGCGATGCAATGTACGGTAATTTAGATAGAAATTTTCATAACGCACAACACAGCATAGGTATGTATGTTTCTACATTCACAGGAAATTTAAAAATACAAGCAAGTTGTCTTTCTGGAGTACCAGATACAGATCCTAGTAGTCACGACTGGTTTGACATATCAAATATTTCGACCACTAGTGCAAGTAACATTATTCATAGCACATTTATTGTAAATGCAAATTGGGTAAGAGTACTAAGTTATCCAACAGATACAGACAGCACTTTAGATAAAGTAGTCTTAAGAAACTAGTTGACAATCCCCTATTTTCGTCGTATAATAACAACATGGATATAGATAACCTTGTTGAAAGTGTACATCATCTCCTTCTCGGAAATTTGCCTGTAAAAACAAGCAAAACTCCTAGCGGCTGGACAACAATGGATTGCCCTATGTGTAGCGATAAAAGAAAAAGAGGTGGTGTAATTACAGACGGAGCAAAAATCAGTTATCATTGTTTTAATTGTAACTTTACAACCGGTTGGTCATTAGGTCCAGGATTAGGAAAAAAATATAAAGACTTAGTTGAAAAACTTGGTGCAAGCACATCTGATATACACACAGTACAGATGGAACTACTTAAAAATGCAGAAATATTAGAGTCTAATAATACTGACATAGATTATGTTTATAATTTAGCAAAATTTAAAACAGTAGATTTACCTGCAAATGTTTTTAATGTAGAAGAACTACCAGAAAATCATCCTGTAAAAAATTATGCAGTAGAAAGGGGATTATTAGGTCTATATCCATTGCTTTACTTTGACGATAAATTATACAAACAAAGACTAGTAGTCCCTTTTACTTTCAACGGTGAATTAGTTGGCTGGACAGGTCGACACATAAACCCACCAGATAAAGCAACACCAAAATATTTACACAATATGCAAAAAGGTTTTGTTTTTAATGTTGATAGATTTACAGACACCGAAAGAGATATTGTGATAGTTACTGAAGGCGTATTTGATGCAATATTGATTGATGGTATTGCTGTACAAGGAAATAGTGTAAGTGCTGAACAAGCACATCTTATAGAAAAATTAGGCAAACGTGTTATCCTTTGTCCCGACAGAGACAAAGCAGGTAAAGAACTAATACTACAAGCAATAGAGTTAGGATGGGAAGTCAGTTTTCCTAACTGGTCGCCTGAAATTAAAGATGCCGCAGATGCTGTGAAGCGATATGGCAGATTAGCAACTGTAGATAGTATTATTCAGAGTGCTACCAATAACAAAATTAAAACTGAAGTTAAAATGAGAATGTTATGATATTATATACTAATGGTTGCAGTTTTACGCAAGGACACCAAGATCATCGAATTCTACGAGGAAACTCCGGACTTAAAAAAGATGACAAAATTTTAGATAGTGAGTGGGCATGGCCGCAATTATTAAAAGATTATTTTAGCAATGTTGTTAACGAAGCCTGGTGCGGAGGTAGTAACGACCGCATTTTTAGACGAACTTTAGAATATGTACAATCACTAAATGATGTTAGTGAGCACTTGTTTATAATACAATGTACAAACGTAACAAGATCTGAATTTTATGATTCGGATACTGGTGTTTGGATAGGAAATTTAAACAAACAGGTTGTATATGATGATATTTCATGTAATGCTGATATAGATAAAAAACTTGTACAAAAATTATCGAAAGGAAATAGACAGTTTGAGGAAATTCAACTCGCCAATGAAACAACTTATACAAAGTTTTTAAATAACTTAGTAAGTTTCGACACTGTAATGAATAAATTAGGGTGCAAGGTGTTTTATACAGGTTTATCGTTAGTTAATACGCCACATATAATTAAAAATCTTTTACAACAATACATCAAAGAGCCAATACATTATTTGCAAAATCCCAACCTACAAAAAATATTTCCTGGACCCGGTTTAAATATGCAAGTAGCAAAAAATCATTTATTGCTATTAGAAACTATTCCTGATTTAGATTATAGGTGTTTTGACTCAATGTCTACTATCATAAAGGGACATACTGTAAGCAAGGAAGATACCCATCCAAATAAAACAGGCCATAGTATATTTGCAAGATATATAATTAATGAGCTAAGATCAAGAGAAATTTTATGAGCGATATAAAACAATACACAGAAGAAGTACAAGAATTATTTTTAAGGTTTTTATTAAGTGATAAAGACTTATTTGCTAGATGTCAAAGTATTGTTAAACCATCATTTTTTAATTCAAAATATAGAAATGCTGTAGAACTTTTTCAAAGCCACAGCGAAAAATATAACAGTATACCTACACCAGAGCAAGTAAGTGCCGCGGCCGGAATAGACTTAGAACCGATACCTAACGTAACAGTTGATCATCACAATTGGTTCTTGGCAGAATTTGAAACATTTTGTAGACACAAAGCACTAGAACAAGCAATTATTGAAAGCACAGACTTGTTAGAAAAACAAGATTATGGCACAGTAGAAAATAAAATTAAAGATGCAAGTCAGGTAGGTCTTGTTAAAGATTTAGGCTTAGACTATTTTGAAAATCCCAAGGAAAGACTACAATGGATAAAAGACCAAGCAGGAGCAATAAGCACAGGTTGGAAAGCGATCGATCACAAACTTTACGGTGGGCTGAACAGAGGCGAAATCACAATCTTCGCAGGGGGATCAGGCGCAGGTAAAAGTTTGTTCTTGCAAAATTTTGCTGTTAATTGGGTGTTAGCAGGACTTAATGTTGTTTATGTTAGTTTAGAACTTAGTGAGCAACTTATCAGTATGCGTCTTGATGCAATGGTGAGTGGTTTTGGCACTAAAGAAATTATGAAAAACATGGAAGATGTTGACCTCAAGGTTCGAATGAAAGCAAAAGGTGCAGGTAAATTGCGTGTTAAGCAGATGCCTAATGGTATTAATGCAAACGACTTGCGTGTATTTTTAAGAGAATATGAAATACAAAGTGGTGAAAAAGTTGATGCACTGTTAGTAGACTATTTGGATTTGATGATGCCTATTAGTGCAAAAGTAAGCGGCAGTGATTTGTTTATCAAAGACAAATATGTTTCTGAAGAAATTCGTAATTTAGCAGTAGAAAGAGATCTACTTTGTGTAACTGCCTCGCAATTAAACAGAGCGGCAGTAGAAGAGATTGAATTTGATCACCATCATATTGCAGGTGGTTTAAGTAAGATACAGACAGCAGATAATGTTGTAGGTATTTTTACTAGTAATGCTATGCGAGAAAAAGGTAGATATCAAATACAGTTTATGAAAACACGTTCTAGTAGCGGTGTAGGCACAAAAGTAGACTTAAAATTTAATCCAGACACTTTGCGAATTGAAGATTTAGAAGAAGGCGACGAAGACGCAATGACTATTACAACCGGCAGTCTTGTCGACCAATTAAAACGCACAGGAAGTATAAAAGCAGAACAACCAGAAGCACAGGATACTATCTCCCAAGCAATGAACATGCGTGAGTTCTTAAAAAAGAATGACTTGTAATGATAAATAGTAGTAAACAACGGAGAGCTTGTGCGTAAAACACGAAGTATATTAGAAGAACTCAATCAAATATCGATAGATAGAGATAGAGACCACATAGTTGAGAACAGGGGCGACCATGTTATCAATAGTGCTATTCATTTGATCGAACGTATTGAGTCTGCTTACGACGAAGCAACGGCTAAAGATCTAACAAATAGATTAGTGAACAGCATCAAAGCAAAAGATCCATCAAAGTTCTCCAGAGGCATTAAGAAAGTTATCAAAGAAGCCCAGAGAGAACAAGATGAAGATTAATGATGTTATTGTAGAGCAAATAGCAGACAAGGCAACTGCAAAAGATAAAAACGGTAATGTGTATACATATACTGCCGCAACTAACAGTTGGACTAATAAAGATGGCCAGGTTGCCACTGGGCTACTAGCACAGCAATTAGCACAACAACACGGTTACGATATCGACGGGTCTACTCCTAAAAAACCTGGCATGGTACAACGTGCTAAAGACTATTTTAGTGGTAAAACACAGGGTATGGCTCAGGCTACTAGAGGTGATAAAAATGCCAGTATTGGTAAAAAGATTGCTGGTATCGCCGGTGCCGCAATAGGCGGTGCATTAGCAGGCGGCAAGCCACAAGTACAAGGCCCTCAACATACTGAACTCCCAATTGAAATTAAAGCACAAGTAGATACTTTAACTAAACAAGAAAAAAATTATCTTATGGATAAGTTAGGGCAAATTGATACTTCTAAAAGAGGTGCAGACAATGTACAAGTAGTAAGAGGAGGGAATTAATATGAAACTTAATGAACTTTTTAACGAAGCAGAACCCAAACAAGTTGCAGTTCCCTCATCAGTTACAGTAGGAGCAAATCCTGCCAAAGATGGCCCAATTGTCCCGGGTAGAAAAAAAGGCACTAATGCAGGATTATCTAAAAAACTTGGTAATGTGAACTACTTATGGATGGGAGCACAATGGGTAGTTGACAATCCAGGAGCACCTAATAATGGCCAGATTGCAGACCGAGGTGCTACAGCACAACTGGGTCTACCACATGTTGACGAACTTTTAATAGATATTAAAAATGCAAATGTTGCACATTTGGTTGCAGATTATGTTTTAGGCAGAGAGCGAGAACTAGATACTTCAGACATGAGAAGTTCTGCTAGAGGAACCAGATATGATAATCAGCAAGGTAAGACAGCATTAGATACTACTAAACCAAATGCGGCTATTAACCCTGCAGGAGATGCTAAGTTAGCGGCTAGAACAGGCGACGAGCCATTCCAAAATGCTACCAGAGATCAGTATTAGACATGAGATTTGCAGAAATATCGAAACCTCTAGTAACACAAATTCTTTCAGAGAGTTACATACTAGAATCTAAAGATGGTAAAAATGTTCACTTAGAACATTTAGAAGATAATATCTTTAATAAAGGTTTTGCAGGCGCAAAAGAAGCAGTAAATTATTTGTATAGTTTACATCAAATGCTAGAAGGTAATACCAAAGCACCAATTAATATTACTACAAAATGGGACGGTGCACCTGCTATTATTGCAGGACGTGATCCAGAAACAGGCAAATTTTTTGTGGGCACCAAAGGTGTATTTGCTAAAAAACCTAAACTTAATTTTACTGAAAAAGATATTGACATAAACCATGCCGATGTGGGCGAAAAAGATGGTTCTGGATTAAGAAATAAATTAAAATTAGCTCTCAGATCTCTCAGTAAATTAAATTGGAACACAGTTGCTCAAGGAGATTTGCTTTGGGCCAGCAAAGAAGATTTTAAAACCGCTAATATTTCAGGTGAAGAATATATAACATTTAATCCTAACACTATTGTTTATGCTGTCCCCACACAAAGTGACTTAGCAAAACAAATATTAAGTGCTGATTTAGGAATAGTGTTCCATACAGAATATACCGGGGGCCAAACATTAGCAGATACCACAGCAAAATTTGGATTCGACAGCAGTGTATTGGGCCAAGCAAAGGGTGTTTGGCATACCGATGCTACTATTAGAGATCTTAGTGGAACAGTAACTCTCACAAAACAAGAAAGTAATGATGTGCTACAATCAATTAAGCAAGCAGATACATATTTGAAAAGTATTGACTCTGAAACTTTTAGTTGGTTAGAAAAAGGCAACGAATTAATTGGTAAAGAATTTTTGCAACAACTCAAAGCACATGTAAATGCAAATATTAAAACAGTAGGCGAGTTTGAACAAAATCCTACTAAATTTGCACAAGG